AGCTAGGCGTATGGCTAAGATTTTAAACTTAGATGACATTAAGTCATTACCTGATGTGCCAACTAAGACTATTGATATTCCACAATGGAATGTATCAATCAAAGTCAAAGGCATATCTAAAAAAATGCAAATTGAATTAGGTAGATTAATCAATGGAGATACAACTGACGCTTTTGATTATCAAAAAGCATTATTAAAAGCAAGTGTTGTTGAGCCTGAATTAACAGACGAAGCAATAGATGAGTTGTATGAAAAAGACGCAACTGTAATCGACTTAATATTTGCAGAACTAAATACTCTTAATGGAGTAGGAAGTGAGATTGAATCTGCTTTAGCAGAAGATTTCAAAAGCTAATCCTGACTTAGTATTTCAATTTAGATTAGCTCGTGATTTAAGAATGACAGTTGGCGAACTGCGAACTAAAATGTCATCATTAGAGTATTCACAATGGGCTACATTTTATTATGTAGAACAACAAGAGAGAGACAAACAACGAGCTATGGCAGAAGCAGAAGCTAAGAAAAAGAGAATGAAGTAATGGGTAGTTCAAATATCCTTATCAAGCTCGTATTAGAAGGTTTTAATAAAGCTAAAGCCCAAATGAATACTTTGGGCAAGAAAACTGACGAGTCAGGTGGCAAGTTAAATAAGTTTGGTACTATTGCCAAGATTGGTGCATTTGCAGTTGGTACAGTTCTTGTAAAAGCATTATCAGAAGCTACAAGACAATTCATTGAGTTTGAAGATAAACTCAACCAATCTCTTGCAATTATGCAAACAACTGAAGAACAACAAAGGCGTATGGCTCAGGCTTCACGCCAAGTTGCAATAGAATCTCGTGTATCTGCAAGTGAATCAGCAGAAGCATTCTTTTTCTTAGCGTCAGCAGGTTTAGACGCTGAACAATCTATCTCAGCACTTCCACAAGTTACCAAGTTTGCTCAAGCAGGTATGTTTGATATGGCACTTGCTACTGACTTGGCTACTGACTCACAATCTGCATTAGGTCTTACTGTTAAAGACGCAGAACAAAACTTAACTAACTTAACAAGAGTTCTGATGTCTTGGTTAAAGCAAACACATTAGCAAACGCTTCTGTACAACAATTCGCAGAAGCATTAACAACTAAATCAGGCTCGGCTTTAAAGATTACAAACAAATCTATCGAAGAAGGTGTTGCAGTTCTCTCAGCATTTGCAGATAGAGGTGTTAAAGGTGCAGAAGCAGGAGAGAAACTCAATCAGTTACTTCGAGACGTAACAAGAGCAGTAGGTAAGAACTCAGAAGAATTTAAGAAATTTAATATCAATGTTGTCGATAACGAAGGTAACTTAAAGAACTTAGCAGATGTTATTGATGAGTTAGACAATGGAATGTCAGGTCTATCCGACCAACAAAAAGCAGTATTGCTTGATACATTAGGACTTAATCGTGGTGTAGCAGACGCAGTAAAAATCTTATCAGGTGCAGGAGACCAAATACGAGAATATCAATCTGCATTAGAGGACGCAGGTGGAGTTACTGATGAAGTCGCTAATAAACAGGTCGAATCATTAAAAGGTCAATTAGAAATACTGAGTTCTAAATTTACCGAAGTAGGACTTAGAGTTGTGGACGCTTTAGCACCTGCTTTAGAAGGTGCAATAGGTTTATTAGACGAAATGTTAGATTCCATACTTGGAGTTGATAAAGGAAATGAAGAAGTAATAGATTCTACTGAGAGATTCTCTCAAGCTCTTAAATTAACAGGAAACGAATCATTCTCAACTAATAAATCATTAAACGACCAACTAACTGCACAAAGAGATTTAAAAGTAGAAAATGAACGCATAATTTCAACTTATAAAGACTTTAATGAAGCCCTAAGATATCAAGACGCTATACAAAAAGATTTAATTAATAATGTTCACGAATTAGATAGAGAAACAGGAGTTCTTAACAAGACCAAAGAAGAATCTGTGGAAATTACAGAAGAAGAAATAGAAGCAGAGAAAAAACTTGCAAGAGATAGAGCAACGGCAGGTCTTGACGCTCTAAGAAGTTTAAATGACGCTTACCAAAACCTTAGAGACATAGAACAAGATAGATTAAACCTAGTTGATAAAGAAGCTAAAGCACTTACAAAACTTAATAAAGCTAATAAAGATTTAGAAAATGCAAATGACAAAGTTAATAAGGCTAAAGAAGAATTTGAAAAAGTCTCAGGTCTTGGTGCAAAAGTTACTAATGAAGAAGCCTTAGCTATTGCTAGACAAAGAGATGAAATAAAACAATTAGAAGAAGTTGAAGAAAAATCTGAAATACAAAAACTTCAATTAGCAGTTGCTAGAGAACGCTTAAATGAATTAATTGCACAATCTACTGCTATATCTCGTGAAGAAGAAGAAGCACTTAGAAATATAGAACGAGCTGAAGAAGATGTCGTTAAACAAACTGAGAAATTAAAAGAAGCTCAACAAGATTATAGACAAGCACAAGAAGATTTAGCTAAAGCTACTGCAAACTCAACTGAAAACATTTTAAAAATGGCTTTAGCAAAAGCAGAGTTAGATTCTGCTTTAGAAGATTTAAAATCAGCAGAAAAATTTAAAGACGGTATCAATGAGATAGTTAGATTGATTGGTGGAGATTTAGATACACTTACGAATCAATTTAATGCTTTATTTAATCTTGCAGGACGACAAATTGGTAATGGTGGTTTACCACCTGTAGAGAATAAAATTATTGATGATATTGTTACTACTATTGAAGATGAAGATACTTTTGTTCCTACTACACCTTCTAAAACAAAGAAATTTACAAACTTAGGTCAATCTTTTGCAGAATCATTAGACCCACTTACAAAAGGAGTTATTGGAACAGGTGGTGGTGGTAATACTGTAATTACAGTTAATACAGGTGCTTTACTTGGTAGCGAACAAGATGTTCAAAATGCAGTTGTAACGGCATTAGAACAAGCTAAAAGAAAAGGCATAACGGTTGCTCAATAATGAGTGCAAACTTTGATTCAAATGTTTCTTTAACATTAGAAGTTGGTTTTGATAGTAATCCACTTGATGAAACACAAACTTGGACAGATATATCTCAATATTTAAGAGCGTTTACTACTAGGCGTGGTAGAAGTAATGAACTTGGAGAATTTGTTGCAGGAACAATGAGTTTTGCAGTATCAAATACAGATAATAGATTTAATCCAAGTCAAACAACTTATTATTATGACTCAGTTAATGCAAGAACTAATATACAACCACTTAAAAGAGTTAGAATGTCTGCAACTTATAACGCTACAACTTACAGAATATTTGAAGGTTTTTTGCAATCTGTTCCTGTTCAATTCATATCAGCAGGTGTTGATTCAATAGTTACATTTACTTGTGTGGACGCATTTAAAATATTTCAGGCTTCTCAATTAGACGGTGTTGGTTGGCGTTTAGGCTCAACAGGTTTCTCAGAAATTGGTTTATCTACAAGAATTGGTTATGAAGATACACAAGAATTAAGTTCTGTGAGAGTTTCAAGAATATTAGACGCTATAGGTTATCCAAGTAATCGCAGAGATGTTTTAACAGGAACAAAAGATGTAATATCTCAAAGTGTAAATACAAATGTTTTATCTGCTTTACGAGAATGTGAAACTGCTGAGAATGGACAATTCTTTGTTGCTAAAGACGGAAAAATAACTTTTAGGAATAGAGATTATAAATTATCTAATGCTAATGCTATAACAGTTCAAGGAACTTTTAGTAATGACGGTACTAATTTACCTTATACTAATGTTTCTACTTCATTTGATGATAATGAAATTATAAATGTTTATGAATGGCAAAGAAAAAGTGGGACAGTTCAATATAAAGCTGACGCTGATTCTGTATTAAGATACAGAGCAAAAGAGTCTAACAAAGAAACAATTAATGTTACAGACGCAGATGTTTTGTCTATAATTGAGCAAAGAATAGCAGAAACATCATTACCTATTCTAAGAATTGATGACTTAACTGTTAATCCTAGAGAAAATGTAAACCTTTGGGAACAAGTTTTAGGACGAGAGTTTGGAGATAGAATATCTGTTAAGATTGTCAATACAGATAGTAGTAGTTTTACTGATGAGTTATGGATTGAGTCAATATCTCATACTGTAAATGCTTCAAGCCAAAGTTGGACTTGGACGGCAACTCTAAGCCCTGCAGGAAGCTCGGCTTGGATATTAGGTCAGGCTAAACTTGGAGAAGGTACAAGATTTGTTTATGCTTAGTAAAAAGGAGATTTATTAATGGCAGGTTTTAAAGTTTGGAGTACAGGAGACTTAGTTAATGCTTCTGATTTTAATTCATATCTACAAGAACAAGTAGTTATGAGATTTGATGACTCAACTGCAAGAGATTCACAAGTTACATCAGCAGAAGAAGGAATGTTCTGCTTTTTAAAAGATACCAATACATTACAATTTTATGACGGCTCAGCTTGGCAAAACTTCATTGGAGAAGGAGATATTACAGGTGTAACGGCAGGTGCAGGTCTATCAGGTGGTGGCACTTCAGGTGCAGTATCACTAGCAGTTGATGTAAATGGACAAACTTCTGCTACTGTTACAGGGTCAGATGAGATATTAATTGGAGATGTTAGCGATAGTAACAACATTAAAAAAACAACTGCTCAAGATATAGCAAACTTGTCAGCAGGTGGAGTAAGTGTTGGGCTATTATTGGCACTAGGATAAAAAGGATAAAATATGGCAGAAGCATTTAAAAACGCATACTTAGATGTTACGAGTTCGGCTCAAACACTCTATACTGCACCTGCAAGTACAAGCTCAATTATGATTACATTGAGAATTACAAATGTAGACGGTGCAACAGATGATACTATTACTGCTGATGTTGTAGATTCAGCAAGTGGTAATTCAAGAATTGCATATACAATTTCTGTTCCTGCTGATTCTACTATTGAACTAGCAGGTACAAGTAAAATAATTCTTGAAGCAGGAGATTATGTACAACTAACAGGTGGTAATGCAAGTGGCGACTTGGAAGCGTATGCGTCAATAGTTGAAATAACCTAAAGGAGTTCAAATGCCTTATGGTTATCTAGGACAAAATCAACCTAATCAAACTGTTAATAATAGTGGTGTCTTTTCTATTACTGATGTAGCTGAACTTCAATCACAAGGAAAACTTGGTGGAAGTTTAGAACTTATTGAG